AATGCTTCAGACGTTACCTCAAGAAATAAGAATGGACAAACAAAATCTGGTTTATATTCTCTTTTTATCCCAATGGAATGGAACTATGAAGGATTTATTAATGAGTACGGATATCCAGTCTTTGATAATCCAGATAATGATGTACTCGGACCAGACGGTGAATTAATAGATGTAGGTATAATAGAACACTGGAACAATGAAGCTGAAGGTTTAAAATCTGATAGTGATGGTTTAAATGAGTTTTACAGACAGTTCCCAAGAACAACAGAACACGCGTTTAGAGATGAGGCTAAGAATTCAATATTTAACTTAGTTAAGTTATACGAGCAAATAGATTACAACGACGGTAGAGGCGTTAGTATCAACACTGGGAACTTTCAATGGGTTAACGGAATTAAGGATACGCAAGTTATATTTTATCCAGATCCAAAAGGTAGGTTTAAAATAAGTTGGGTTCCACCTCAACACATGCAGAATAAAATTATTATTAAGAACGGTATTAAGTATCCTGCGAATGAACACATGGGAGCTTTTGGTTGTGATAGTTACGACATTAGTGGAACAGTTGATGGAAAAGGATCTAATGGAGCTTTACACGGGTTAACTAAGTTTTCAATGGAAGACGCTCCACCAAATCATTTCTTTTTAGAGTACGTAGCAAGGCCACAAACAGCAGAGATATTTTTTGAAGACGTGTTAATGGCTTGTATATTTTACGGAATGCCACTACTGTGCGAGAATAACAAACCTAGATTATTATATCATTTTAGAAGAAGAGGTTACAGAGGGTTCTCTATGAATAGACCAGATAAAACGTGGAACAAGCTATCTGTTACAGAAAAAGAAATAGGTGGAATACCTAACTCAAGTGAAGATATAAAACAAGCGCACGCTGCAGCTATAGAGATGTATATTCAACAGTATGTGGGTGATTTAGGAAACCAAGAGGTTGGTTCTATGTATTTTAACAGAACACTTAATGATTGGGCTAAATTTGATATAACAAAAAGAACAAAGTTTGATGCTTCTATTAGTTCTGGTTTAGCTATAATGGCATGCAACAGAAACTTATACGCGCCAAACGCAAAGATTGAAAAACAAGCTATAAGCTTAAATGTAGGACGTTACCAAAACAAAGGAAACACATCAAGATTAATTAAAGAATAATATGAGAAGAAACGCAAACTTCCCAAGTCAAGTAGTTAGTGATAGAGAAAAGCTTAGTCAAGAGTACGGTTTAAAAGTTGCTCAGGCTATAGAAAATGAGTGGTTTAATGATTCTGGATACAACAACAATAGATATCTAACAGACACAAATAACTTTCACAAACTTCGCTTATACGCTAGAGGAGAACAATCAATACAAAAATATAAAGATGAGCTTTCTATCAATGGTGATTTAAGTTATTTAAACTTAGATTGGAAACCAGTACCAATCATACCTAAGTTTGTTGATATAGTTGTTAATGGTATGACTGAAAGGTTATTCAAGGTTAATGCTTATTCTCAAGATCCTTTTGGAGTTGAAAAGCGCACGAAGTACATGGAGTCTATACAGAAAGACATGGACACGGCCGAATTTAACGACATGGCTCAGAATTTAATGAACATGGATCTTTACGAAAACAAAAAAGAAGATCTACCTGAAAATGAAGATGAGCTAGCTTTACACATGCAGTTAAACTATAAGCAGGCTGTTGAGATAGCGGAAGAACAAGCTATAGATGTTTTGCTTAGAGGTAATAGATATAATTTAACTAAAAAAAGACTGTATTATGATTTAACTGTTTTAGGTATAGCTGCTACAAAAACTTCTTTTAACAAATCTGAAGGTGTTACAGTAGACTATGTTGATCCAGCTAATTTAATATATTCTTATACGGACTCACCTTATTTTGAAGACGTATACTATGTAGGAGAAGTAAAAGAAATACCTTTAAACGAATTAATAAAACAATTTCCAAACTTAACGGAAGAAGATTTAGAGGGTATAGATAAAAACAATTACAAAGGAAGAACTAGAGCTGGTAGACAAAAACCTTACGATCAAGACAAAAACAAAGTGACAGTGCTTTATTTTAATTACAAAACCTACATGAGTGAGGTTTACAAAATGAAAGAAACTGGAACAGGTGGAGATAAGGCAATAGAAAGAGACGACACGTTTAATCCACCTGAAAGTAAAGAAGGGGATTTTGGAAAATTAGATAGAAAGATAGAGTGTTTATACGAGGGCGCCATGTTATTAGGTACTGATAAGTTACTTAAGTGGGAGAGAGCTAAAAATATGATGCGTTCTAAAAGTGATTTTACAAAAGTTAAAATGAACTATTCTATAGTTGCACCTAGAATGTACAACGGTAAAATAGAATCACTTGTAAGCAGAATAACTGGTTTTGCTGACATGATACAGCTTACTCATTTAAAACTACAACAGGTGATGTCTAGAATGGTTCCTGATGGAATATATTTAGACGCAGATGGATTAGCTGAAATAGATTTAGGTAACGGAACTAACTATAACGCCCAAGAAGCTTTAAACATGTTCTTTCAAACAGGTAGTATTATTGGTAGAAGCTTTACTTCAGATGGAGATCAGAATCCAGGTAAAATACCTATTCAAGAAATAACAAGTGGTGGTGGACAAAAAATGCAAAGCTTAATTGGAACTTACAACTACTACTTGCAGATGATTCGAGATACGACCGGGTTGAACGAGGCTAGAGACGGCTCTACGCCAGACGAAAGGTCTTTAGTGGGCGTTCAGAAAATGGCAGCTGCAAATTCAAACACAGCGACAAGACATATACTAAATGCTGGTTTGTTTTTATCAGCAGAGGTGTGTGAAGCTTTATCTTTAAGAATATCAGACATAATAGAGTACTCTCCAACTAAAAATGCTTTTATACAGGCTATTGGAGCGCACAATGTAGCGACACTAGAAGAGATGGCTGAGTTACACCTTTATGATTTTGGTATATTTTTAGAGTTAGAACCAGACGAAGAGCAGAAGGGTTTATTAGAAAATAATATACAGGTTGCATTATCCCAACAAACAATAGATTTAGAGGATGCTATAGATTTAAGAGAAATTAAAAACGTTAAATTAGCTAATCAACTTTTAAAACTTAGAAGAAAAAAGAAGCAGCAAAAAGATCAACAAATGGCTCAAGAAAACATGAAAGCTCAATCTGAAGCAAACGCAGCTCAACAACAAGCGGCGGCACAAGCGGAAATGCAAAAATCCCAAGCATTAGTTCAGAGTCAAATTCAAATAGAGCAAGCTAAGGCAAAAATGAAACAACAGACTCTTCAGGTAGAAGCTGAGGTTAAAAGATCTTTAATGGACCATGAGTTTGAAATCAACATGAAGCTTAAAAACATGGACATTGACTCCAATAGAGAAAAAGATACCACTAGAGAAAATAGACAAGACCGTAGGCAACGAATAGGCGGCGAGCAACAAAAAGATTTAATGAAGGAAAGAGAGCAGATAAAAGAAAAACCATTTGAATCCGCTGGAAATGATGTTGTAGGTGGGGGAATGAGACTGGGAGCGTTTGACCCTAAATAACAAACAAATTATTAATTATTATTATATTATATTATGTCAGAAAAAGAAGTAGTCGAAAAGACAACAGAACAACCAATAGTAGATGAAACTGTTGAAAAGTTAAAGGTTAAAAAACCTAAAACAAAAAAGTTTGAAAAAACCCCTGAGGTGGTAAAGGTAAACCTTGGTGAGTTAAAGCAAAAAGCTGAAGAGATAATCAAAGTTGATTTATCAAATCCAGCTCAGGCTCCAGAAGAAATTAAAGCACCTGAAGAGACACCTGTAATTGAAGAGATTACTAGCGAGGCAGAAGAAGTAGCTGAAATAGTAGAAGAAAAAATTATTGAATCTATAGAAACTGGTGTTGAGTTACCTGAGAACGTTCAAAAGCTAATGAGTTTTATGGAGGAAACAGGTGGCGATCTAAACGATTACGTAAAGTTGAACAAAGACTATTCTCAAATGGATAATCAAACTTTATTAAAAGAATACTACAAAGCAACTAAGCCTCATTTACAATCCGACGAAGTAGACTTTATTATGGAAGATAAGTTTTCTTATGACGAAGAGTTAGACGAGGAAAAAGATGTTCGAAGAAAAAAATTAGCGATGAAGGAGCAAGTTGCCGAAGCAAAGCTACACATGGAGAGTGCAAAATCCAAATATTACGAAGATATCAAGATGGGTTCAAAGCTTACGGGTGAGCAACAGAACGCAGTTGAGTTCTTCAACAGATACAACAAGGAATCAGAAGTAAATCAGAAAGTACAGAAACAAGCTAAATCATCATTTTTAAATAAAACTGAAAACGTGTTTAACGATAAATTCAAAGGTTTTGAATATGAAGTCGGGGACAAGAGGTATAGGTTCAATGTAAAGAATGCTGATAACGTAAAAGAGACTCAAAGCGACATTAATAACTTTGTCAAAAAGTTTTTGAACAAAGATAATCAAATGGAAGACGCTAAGGGGTACCACAAAGCTTTGTATACTGCTATGAATTCTGATGCTATAGCTAATCACTTTTACGAACAAGGTAAAGCTGACGCACTGAAAGATAGTGTCGCTAAATCTAAAAACATTGATATGGATCCTCGACAGTCACACGGAGAGGTTATTGATACCGGTGGAATGAAGTTTAAAGTGCTTGGTAATAACTCTGATGATTTCAAATTTAAAATCAAGAGTAAAAAATAACAATTTAAAAATTAAAAATTATGGCAATTACAAATGGAGCGTTGTTAAACAAAGTGCCTTCGGCGCAACAACAAACATTAGCTACTAATTACATTGACTTCGCAGGAGGTTCAACGGGTTGGGAGCAACAATATTTACCAGATCTTATGGAAAAAGAAGCTGAAGTTTTCGGACCGAGAACTATATCAGGATTTCTTTCACAAGTAGGAGCTGAAGAGTCTATGACAGCTGACCAAGTAGTTTGGTCTGAGCAATCAAGACTACACATTTCATACATAGGAACAGTAGCTACTGCTGGGACAACTAATGGTACATTTACAGTTGTAACTGATATCGATGGTTCTGCTGATACTGAAAATGGATTTTTAGTAGCATCTCACGGTGTTAGAGTGAACGACATTGTGCTTATCGCAACTGCGGGTATAGTTACTAAATGTTTAGTAACAGCAACTCCAGCTACAGCTGTTATTACAGTTGAACCTTACGATAAAGTTGATTTAACTGGACATGCGCAAACTGGTAGTGGGTCAAGACTTTTAGTTGTTGGTTCTGAGTACGGTAAAGGACAATCTTATAGTGATATAGCTGGTACTGGTGCGTCTGATAAAAGAACTGCATTATCACCAACTTTCAAGTCTTACAGCAACAAACCAATTATCATGAAGGATTACTACGAGATTTCTGGATCTGACGCTTCTCAAGTTGGTTGGGTAGAAGTTTCTGGTGAAGAAGGTCAAAACGGTTACTTATGGTACTTAAAAGCTGAAGGTGATACTAGAGCTAGATTTACTGACTACTTAGAAATGGCAATGTTAGAGTCTGAAAAAACTTTAGCTGCTTCTGCTATCGGTTTTACTGATGGAGTAATTAGAAGTGCTGCTGATTCAGGTGCTGGTGGTTCTGGTACTGAGGGGCTATTCGCTGCTATCGAGTCTAGAGGTAATTTAACTTCTGGAGTAACAGGTGTAAACGCTGCTACTGATTTAGCTGAATTTGACGCTATCTTAGCTGAGTTTGATAAGCAAGGTGCTATTGAAGAAAACATGATGTTTGTAAATAGAGCTACGTCTCTTGCAATGGACGATATGTTAGCTTCTATGAATTCTTACGGAGCTGGAGGTACTTCATACGGAGTATTCGACAACGAAGAAGATATGGCATTGAACTTAGGTTTCTCAGGATTTAGAAGAGGTTCTTATGACTTCTATAAGTCTGACATGAGATACTTAAATGACAAAGCTACAAGAGGTGGTATTAACGAAGCGGCAGGTAGTGCAGCTATCAGAGGGGTTATTGTTCCAGCTGGAGTATCTACTGTTTATGACCAATCTTTAGGAAAGAATCTTAAGAGACCATTTTTACACGTTAGATACAGAGCTTCACAAACTGACAATAGAAAAATGAAGACTTGGGTTACTGGTTCTGTAGGAGCTACTACATCTGCTTTAGATGCAATGCAAATACATTACTTATCTGAGAGATGTTTAGTTACACAAGGTGCTAACAATTTCATGTTAATGAAATAAGCATTATTTATATTAAAAGATCGGGGCTTCGGCTCCGACCTTTTATTTTTATTAATTTATATTATATTATATTATGGCAAAGAAAAAAGAAACAAAAAAAGAAATAGAAGTAGTCAACGAATTTAAAGAAGTTGAAACTTTGGTGGCTGTAAAGCAACCTAAAAAAGAAACTTGGGAATTAAAAGATAGAATATATTACCTTGTAGGTAATAAAAAACCACTATCCAGAAGTATTAAATCTGCAAACTTATATTGGTTTGATAAAGAGAAGGGATACGAAAGAGAGATAAAGTATTGTGAGAACCAAAGAACTCCATTTGTAGATGAAATGCAAGGAGATCAAAGATTATCACATATAGTTTTTAGATCTGGAATGTTAGTGGTGCCAAAAGAGAAAACAGTTTTACAAAAGTTTTTATCTATGTATCATCCAGATAGAGATATTATGTTTTTTGAAGACAAACCAGTAGCAAGAGCAGAGAATCATTTAGATTGGTTAGAGTTTGAAATAGCAGCTATGAATGCAGCTAACAACTTAGACGTTGATATGATGGAAGCTATCATGCGTGTTGAGGTTGGATCTGACGTGTCTAAGATGAGTTCTAAGGAACTTAAAAGAGATTTACTGTTATTCGCTAAGAAAAGTCCAAAGTTATTCTTAGAGTTAGTAACAGATGAGAATATAGGTTTGAGAAACATGGCTATAAAAGCATGTGAAGCTTATATTATAGAGTTATCACAGGATCAAAGAACTTTTAGTTGGAAAGCAACAGGTAGAAAACTAATGACAGTTCCATTTGAAGAAAATCCTTATTCAGCTTTAGCCGCTTGGTTTAAAACTGACGAAGGTGTTGAGATTTATTCTCAAGTAGAAAAACGATTAAAATAATAATCACTTGTAGATGCAGTCGCTCTACGGGGCGATTGCAAATACAAAAATAAAAATATATAATGGCGATAAGTATAGATACGGTATATCAAAGAGTTTTAGCTATAGCTAACAAAGAACAAAGAGGGTATATAACTCCACAAGAATTTAACTTAGTAGCTAATCAAGCTCAGACGTCTATATTTGAATCTTACTTCTATGATAAAAATATAAGAGAAAGATTAGAGCCAAACACAAACCCAGAAACTGACGAAACTAACATATCAGATTTAATTAGTGTAAAGTTAGGAATATTCAAAGGAAGTTTACCGGTAACAAGTGGGCACACGTTCCCTGCCACTACAACAGTTAGTAGTGTAGCTTATGATAACTTTCAATACGGAAGAATTTTTTACAATGATCAAGTGTGTAGACAAGTTACTATTAATGAAGCTGAAAAACTAAAAAAATCTATTAGACACATGATTGACACAGATCCTGTGTATGCTGATAACAGAGTTACCGGTAGAGACATTGTTGTGTACGCTGGATCAACTACTGAAAAAACATCTGGAGTTACTGTTGAGTGCTTTAGAGTTCCCGTAACCGCAGAGTGG